CAGCAGCAGCACCAGCAGCAACAGCAAATGCTCAAGATTTTACACTAACTGGTAATTTACGTAGAGGTAGTAGTGGTCCAGAAGTTGAGCAATTACAACGTGCATTAGGTTTCCAAGATGCAGAAGTTGATGGACGTTTTGGTCCAAGAACAGAACAAGCTGTAAGAACATTCCAACAAAACCAAGGACTACAAGTAGATGGTATTGTTGGTAGACAAACTTACAACAAGATCTTACAAACAAGAGAAGATCCAAGAGCACAGCGTAATGCAGGTGTAGGAAGAATTGGTCAAGTTGCAGCACCAACACAACAAAATCAAAGTATAGATATGACAGGAAAAGAAATGGCAAAATTAGATGAAGCAAGTTTAACAGTAAATGGTTCAGCAAGCGAAATTGCAGAGCTAATGCGTATGATGCAATTAGCAGGTGCACCAAGTGCAAAACCTGTCGACAGCGATGATATTAGTAGTCACATACACAAACCAGAACCATCACCGTGCGGTGCTAAACCAGAACCGAGCATGGGAGATATGATTAGCATGATCAGCAAAGAAGAGGAAGAAGTAGATGGCGACTTCCAAGATGCTACAACTGAACCAGATAACTATTATCAAGATGTAAGTGCTAGTATTCCTTCGGGCAATGATTTAAACAGACCTAAAGATCGTAAAGCAATACGTACAGTTGATCCTGCATTAGAAACAACTTTAAAAGATAGTTTGTTACAAGCATATGAAGGCAAGTACAAATCGGATGCACAGCGTAAAGCTATTTGGGCATCTAAATCAGAAAAGAAGAAATAATATAAACTCCCCCAAACTCAATAGCACCTACGGGTGCTATTTTTTTGAGTAAATATAGTATGAGTAAAAGTTTAGACGGCGTTTTAACTAAAAAAGCCAATCAAAAAGAAACCTATACAGAATCACAAATACAGGATCTATTACAATGTATGGATCCTGATGTAGGATATTTGTATTTTGCAAGACATTTTGCACATATTCAACACCCTGTAAAAGGCAAACTAATATTCGATCCTTTTGAATATCAGTTAAGATTAATGCATAGTTACCATAACTATCGCTTTAATATTAATATGATGCCTAGACAAACAGGCAAAACTACTTGTGCTGCCATTTACTTGGCATGGTATGCAATGTTTAAACCTGACCAAACTATTCTAATTGCAGCACACAAGTACACTGGTGCACAGGAGATTATGTCACGTATACGTTATGTATATGAACTTTGCCCAGACCATATACGTGCAGGTGTTACTAGTTATAACAAAGGCAGTATGGAATTTGAAAATGGTTCACGTATTATAAGTCAAACAACTACAGGCACTACAGGACGTGGTTTGTCTATCTCACTACTATACTGTGACGAGTTTGCGTTCGTGCAACCTAACATTGCAGAAGAGTTTTGGACTTCGATTTCACCTACACTAGCAACTGGTGGTCGTGCTATTATTACAAGCACACCTAACAGTGACGAAGATACATTTGCTACTATTTGGAAACAAGCAGAACAAAAGTTTGACGAGTATGGTAACGAAAGTGACATAGGTGTTAATGGTTTCCATGCATTTAGAGCACACTGGGCTGAACATCCAGACCGTGACGAGGAATGGAAGAAAAACGAAATTGGTCGCATTGGCGAAGAAATGTTTAGACGAGAATACGAATGTGAATTCTTAATCTTTGACGAAACACTCATCAACAGTTTAAAACTTGCTGTACTAGAAGGCATTGATCCAAAAATTAAAATGGGACAAGTGCGTTGGTATAAAAAATTAGATCCTAAAAAATCATATGTTATCGGACTTGATCCTGCAATGGGCACTGGCGGCGACCATGCAGCAATACAAGTTATTGAATTACCAACATACGAGCAAGTAGGTGAATGGCAACACAATACCACAGCAATACCGGGCCAAATAAGAGTATTAAGAGATATATGTACATACATTGCCAGCGAAACAAACAACAGTAGTAACATATATTGGAGTGTAGAGAACAACGGTATTGGCGAAGCAGCATTATTAGTAATACAAGATTTTGGTGAAGAAAATATTCCAGGATTGTTTATCAGCGAACCAATACGCAAAGGTCATGTACGCAAGTTCCGCAAAGGATTTAACACTACACATAGTAGTAAAGTTACAAGTTGTGCTAGACTAAAAACTATGATAGAAAATGATAAACTTATTATTAGAAGCAAAGCATTAGTCAGCGAGCTAAAAGCATTTGTAGCAAGTAGTAGTAGTTTCCAAGCAAAGCCAGGACACAGTGATGATTTAGTTAGTGCTTTAATTCTAACACTACGCATGATGAGTGTAATGAAAGATTGGGATCCTACAGTATACAATACTTTTAGTCAAATTGAACAAGACGATGATTACGAAATGCCCATGCCGATATTCGTAAGTAGCAGTTATTAGATAAATAATATACAATGATAAAATTAGACGCAATAGCAGAACAACTTTTTAATAAAATTAGAGGACGCTTTCCTGAAGTTACAATAGGTGATGAAGAAGGCACAATTACCAATGAGCCTGCATTGGCTAGATATTTTGATTTTGCATACACTGTAGGCAATAACGAAAGTATTGGTAAAATTAGTATTAGTCTTGACGAGGAAGAAGGTCTAACTGTTATTTTCAGCAAAGACTTTGTAACTGAAGCAATCAAAGATGACTGGTATAGATTTTTAAAAGAACTTCGTGAATTTAGTAAAAAGCGTCTAATGAAGTTTGAAGTAAGAGATATTAACAGATCAAACTTAACAAAACGAGATTATAAATTTTTAGCTGCAAATCGCTCTGGAGAAACAACAATGGCCGAATCAAAAATGTATGGAACAACTAAAACTAGTTTCCAAAAGATAGGAAATGCACGTTTAGCTATTAAGCATACTGCACCTATCAATACCGAAAGTGCAACTGGTAGATCACAAAAAATTAAAAGCATCTACATTGAGTCGCCTGAAGGTGAAAGATTTAAATATCCTTACAAGCATCTAAGTGGTGCTAGAGCAATGGCAGTACACGTAAGCGAAGGCGGCAATGCATATGACGATTTTGGCAAATACATTAGCGGACTAAGCGAAGAATTAAGTAAACTACGTAAATTTAACCAATACATGAGTCGTAGTAGTGTTATGGCCGAAACACTATCTACATATACAGACATTGTTAAAGAGCGTGTATCAACAATTAAAAAAGAAATTTCTAATCTACAAAAACCGGCATATTACAAAGAAACATTTGAAACATTTGAACCAAAGATTGTAGAAGATGTTCCAACTGATGTACAAGATGCTTGGGTAGAACAACTAACTATTAAACAATTCAATGAAGAATTAAAAGATGTATTTCCATATGTTTACAACCTAGTAGGCGAAAACACTGTTAAAGAAATTAAGCTAGAAGATATTATTAGCGAAGGCCCGGGAGTAACAGAACCAACAGGCGATGCAGGCCAATATCCAGAAGTTAACTTTAATCCACGTGCAGGACAAATGGATCAACCAATGCATCCACAAAATGCTGGATTAACTAGAGATAACCCAGGAAGTGAAAACTATATTGTACAAGCAGGCGATACTGTGTATGCAATATCAAAAAGATTTGGTGTAGCAGTAGAAGACATTATTGAAGTTAACGGACTAGACGACAAAGGCTCAATAAGAGTAGGCGACGAATTAGTTATTCCTACAGTAGGCGAAAGCATTATGTCAAAGGCATTCGAAGCAGCAGTTGAAAAGGTCCTAGGACAGTTTGGAAGTTTACAAGAAGCAGAAGGATGCCCTTGTAATACTCCTCCGGGTGGTAAATGCACATGCCCACCAAATTGTAAAGACTGTAATTGTAGTACAAACGAAAGCAGCGATTTAAAAAGAAAGCCAACAATTCCTCTAGGTGAATTTATACTTTCATACTTTGATCGTGCAACAGGCCAGTTTCCAAAAGGTCCAACAGCCGTACTTACTATGGTAGAAAAAGAATACGGAGAACGATTTGTAAGGCCAGCACACCAGTTCATAGAACGCATAGACGCAAGAGTTGCAGAAGTAATGGGCTACAGAGAGGCGGAAGAAGAAATTCAAGGCCAAGTTGATCAGGTATACGAGTTTATGGGTGTAGATAGTAAAGACGAAGTTGACCAAAACCTAATGAAAGCAATTCAAATGATAAAAAATATTAATAGAATAAGACAAGGCGACCAAAATGCATTAAGAAGATTAATCAATCAGGTTGGTAATGAAGCCAGATTTATTATGGATTTTGTTAAAAAAGATATTGCAAGTATAAGTTCTCAAAACCAAACACAAGAAGATGTAGGTGTTGATCAGGTATACGAGTTTATGGGTGTAGATAGTAAAGACGAAGTTGACCAAAACCTAATGAAAGCAATTCAGAAAAAGTTTGGTACAAAGCCAGTAGGTGATATACGAGGTCGTACATATGGTGACGGTGACGTTGAGATAGATGATCCAGCAGTGCAGATGATGCTTGATGCAGGAATTTTAACTTTAAATCCAGAGGCTGAAAAGGCATACAACGCTATTTCTCCTGAAAAACGTGCAGAAATTAGGAGAAGAATTGATAGGTTCCAAGCCGATAAAGCACAGCGAACAGACAATCCTAATGCACAAAAAGCAAATGCACAAAAAGCACCAGGATCATTATTTGATTTATTAGGTGATTCAACAGAACTAGATAGAATCACATCGTTAGCCGGTTTAAGATAATCGGCTAACCATTTGAAAATATTGTCAAAAAAATAGTTGACAAGATAAATAACATTGTGTAGTATAGTAATTGTGCTACACATAATTAGGCACAAGCACATAGGCAATATATAAGGAGGCATAACTATGGCATCATTAGCAGAAATTAGAGCAAAGCTCAAAGAACAAGAAGCAGGCGCTTCAGGTCAACGCACAGGAGGCGGTGACAACGCAATTTACCCATTTTGGAATATGTCAGAAGGAAGTAGTGCTACACTACGTTTTCTACCTGACGGCGATGATTCAAACACTTTCTTTTGGAAAGAACGTTTGATGATTAAACTTCCATTTAGTGGAGTAAAAGGAGACACAAGTTCTCGTCCAGTACAAGTACAAGTTCCATGTATGGAAATGTACGGTGAATCATGTCCAATTCTACAAGAAGTACGTGGTTGGTTTAAAGATCCTTCACTAGAGGATATGGGTCGTAAGTATTGGAAAAAGCGTTCATATATCTTCCAAGGTTTTGTTGTAGATGATCCATTGAAAGAAGATTCACAACCAGAGAATCCAATTCGTCGATTCATTATTGGTCCGCAAATCTTCCAATTAATCAAAGCAGCACTAATGGACCCAGACATGGAAGAACTACCAACAGATTATACTGCTGGTGTAGATTTCCGTTTGTCAAAAGGTACAAAGGGTGGATACGCAGATTACGGCGCAAGTAATTGGGCACGTAGAGAGCGTCCACTGGGTGATGCAGAGATGGCAGCAGTGAATACACACGGCTTGTTTAATCTCAACGATTTCCTTCCTAAAAAGCCAGGCGAAGTTGAACTTAAAGTTCTTACTGAAATGTTTGAAGCAAGTGTAGATGGTGAAGCTTATGATCCGGATCGTTGGAGCAATTACTTCCGTCCAGCAGGTATGGCAGCACGTACAGGTGATCCAAACACAACACCTGCACCAACACCTGCTCCACAACCAGCAGCAGCACCAGTACAAGAAACTGTAAATGATACTGGTTGGCAAGATCCAGCACCAGCAGCAACACCAGAGCCTGCACCTGCACCAGAAGCAGCGGCAGAACCAGCAGGTGATGCAGGTGGCGCACA